ACCAAAAATGTGCTGTTCCGGTATTGATTGTGGATGTATGGGAATGCCTACAGAACCACCCTATTGTATTAAGTGTTTTAAAAACGAGGAGGAAGAAAAATGAAAGACTTAGCTATTTGCATTTTAACTCGTGGTCGTGCTGATAGGCAAATAACTCTTGCAAATTTACATCCACATTTGCTTAACTATACACATCTTGTTATAGACGAAGACGAAAAAGACGATCATATCAAATACAAACGTAATTATGTTGTAGATGATGTTTGGTACATGCCACGAAAGTTTTTGACTCATAATTTTGATGGAAACTTCAGCGACAAGAAAGATTGGATTGCTCGCAGAATTAAAAAAAGATATATCATATTCGTTGACGATGATTTAAAATTTGACGCTCGTGTGGGTGGTAAACTGGTAAAAGCCAATCAGATACAGACCTGGAAGGCTTTTAATCTCCTGTATAAATATCTCAAAGAAGGCTTTGCCCATGTGGCACTTTCCGCAAGAGAAGGAAACAATAGGGTTGAAGAAGATTATCGTGACGCTACAAGGGCAATGCGTGTCTGTGGTTTTGACTTAAATGTCGTATTTAAACACAATCTGTCTTTTAATCGGCTTCCACTCATGGCTGATTTTGATATTACTCTTTCTCTGTTAGAACTCGGTTATCCAAACAGAGTAATTTATAAATATGCCAATGGACAGCGTAAGTCAAATGACGACGGTGGGTGTTCCTTATACCGTACGCCAGAGCTTATGACAGCCGCAGCAGAAGGTCTTTATAAGTTGCACCCACAATTTGTTAAGGTAGAAGAAAAAACCACTTCAAAACCGTGGGCAGGTTTTGATACTAATGTCAGAACCGATGTTACAGTCGCATGGAGGAAAGCATTTGAATTCGGAAAGAACAAAACAAAAAAGGGAATAAAGGATTTGCTATGAAAACACATTATTTCGATCAAGAATTAGCAGACAATGATGACATGCATCTTGGAATGGCAATCATGCAAGGGTACGTACCAAAAACCTGTCTTTTAGGTGGTGCTGTAGTTATGGATGAAATAAATAAAGGTAATGATCCTTGTTCTGGGTGTAATGGGCCACGCGAAAAATGTTTTGGGCGGCCAAAGTCATGAAAAAGATAAAACGTAGAAAGAAGCAGAAGGACGAAACTGAACTTCTACTCGAACGTTTTACTACACTTCTAATGCTTGTTAGACAATACTTTAGAGACCAGGAATTGCCGGTGGCGTGGGGTCTTGGTAGTGCTAAAAAAGAATCTGAAAAAGAGCTGAAGTTATTTCTTAAAAAATATGGCATAATCAAAAATCTTAAGAAAAGAAAATGGAATTAAAATAAATGAAAAATTCTGACTGGTGTCATTTGCATGTGCACAACGAATTTAGTCAGCTAGATGGGTTTGGCACTGCCGACAACTATGCCAAAAAAGCCAAACAACTCGGGTTTAAATATCTCGGTTTAACAAATCATGCGAATATAGATGGCCTGATAAAATTCCAGAAATCCTGTGAAAAAGAAAAAATAAAACCAATTCTTGGATGCGAATTCTATATTGTAGACAAACTTGAAAAGAAAAAACGCAGGGGACATATAGTCTTATTTGCCAAGAATCAGCAAGGTTTTGAAAACATCTGCCGTATGTTGACATTTGCTAATACAGAAGGATTTTACTATCGCCCTCGTATTACATTTGACCTGTTAAAAGATAACTGCAAAGGTAATGTTATAACTACCGCTTGTCCATCTACATTTTTAAAATCAGATGGTGGGGTGGAATTATTCGATGATCTAAATGATCTAATATCTGATGACTTATATCTTGAGTTAATGCCGCATAATTACGATGCCCAAATTGAAACAAATAAATTAGCTTTAAATGTAGCTGATAAAACTGGAAGAAAAGTCATTGTCAGCAATGACTGCCATTATATAAACAGAGGTGAATATAAAGTACAAGAAATACTACTTGCAATGCAAAGGAAAGTCAAATGGAATGATCCTAAGCGATGGAAGTTTGACATACGTGGTCTGCATCTTAAAACCTTTAAAGAAATGCGAATGACTTTCAAAGAACAAGGGTTTTATAAAAGTGAGTGGTTTAGAAATACATTGGAAATCGCTGAAAAGTGTTCTTCATTTAAAATCGAAAAGCGAGATATAAAACTACCACGTATTAAGGGGATTTCAACAATAAGAGAAAAAAAATATCTACAAAAAATATGTGAAGAAAATTTCTATAAAAAATTTAAAAAACACTTATCAGAAGATCAGAGATATGTGGAAAGATTTAAGGAAGAATTTGATTTAATAAATAGTAAAAAATTTACGAGATATTTTCTTATTGTTTGGGAATTAATAGATTGGTGCAAAAAGAACAAAATTCTTGTGGGCCCTGGGCGTGGTTCAGTCGGAGGTTCACTCATTGCATTTTTGATGAATATAACTACGGTTGATCCAATACTACACGATTTATTATTCAGCCGATTTATCAATGAAGATCGAATTGACTACCCTGATATAGACATCGATTTTGAACATACAAAACGCCATTTGGTTAAAAAGCATCTTGAAGAAATATATGGCCAAAATAAGGTTGCTGGAGTAAGTAGTTTTAATAGAATGAAAGCAAGAGCAGTAATAAGAAATGTGAGTAGAGTATTTGAAATTCCGAATGGAGAAGTAGATCGGTTCTCAAAACTAATTGAAGACAATGACGAAAATACAGGTATACAAGATGCTATTGACAATTATGAAGAAGGAAAAGAATTTAACGAAAAATATCCAAGTATAATAAAATATTCTAAAAAATTGGAGGGGCAGGTATCAGGATACTCTCAACACGCAGCCGCACTCGTTATTAGTCAAGATGATATTGGAAACAGCGGAAGGTGCAATTTATTAGAAAGAGACGGAGTCACCCTTATTAATTGGGAAAAGGACGATACGGAATATGTTGGTCTTATGAAATTAGATTCATTGTCCTTAAAATTACTTTCCACTATTGGAGAAACGCTAAAATTAATAGAAAAAAATCATCGCAAAAATATTGAACTTGAGAAAATAAATTTAAATGATAAAGATGTATTAAAAGAAATTGACCAAGGCCATACTGTTGGAATTTTTCAGATGGGTACTTGGGCCACGACTGCATTGATAAAAGAAATGGGTATAAGTGACTTTACTCATATGTCAGATGCCGTTGCATTGGTACGTCCCGGTCCTACAAACAGTGGAATTACAAGAGATTATATAAAAAGAAAGCACGGTGCTCGCTGGAAAAAGAAACATAAAATTTATGAAAAAATAATGAAAGACACTTATGGGCTTCCAATTTATCAAGAACAAATTATGAGTGTTATTAAAGAAGTTGCCGGATTACCTTATTCTACAGCAGACAAAATTAGAAAAATAATCGGAAAGAAGCGAGATAAAAAAGAATTTAAAGCCTATGAAAAACAGTTTCTGGAAGGTTGCCAAAAAGAAAAAATATTTGATAAAGAAGAAGCAAAAGAATTCTGGCGTGAGTTACAAGAATGGGCAAAGTATGGATTCCCAAAAGCACATTCAGTAGGCTACGCCATTCTCGCTTATTGGTGTGCTTGGTTAAAAAAGTACTACCCAACAGAATTTATATGTGCTTCGTTAACTTATGGAGCAGATAATAAAAAAGGCGAATTAGTTGAAGAAGCATATCGTCTGGGATTAACTCTTGTATTGCCAAAAGTAACCATCAGTAGCCCTGACAAGTGGGTCGCTACTGGTAACAAATTATATATACCATTTAAAGAAGTCAAAGGTATTGGAGATAAAAAAGCAGTTGAAGCAGCCCAAGAAACAAATAAAAAAGGAATAAATAAATTCTTTACAAAAAAGTCAGAACGACTCGCTCCAAAACATAAAGGAAAATTTGGTGAGTTATTAGAAAGTATAGACGCTTATAATCCAGATGAAAATACAGCTATAACAGAACAAATGCAACAACTCTTCAAGTTTAGGATTGTCACAAACCCAAGGGACAACTATAAAAACTTATACAACTTATTTAACAATAAATTGAGACTCGATAAGTTGGATGACGTACTGGCCGGGGATTACCGAACATTAAAGACATTTGCCCCAAAGGGTCTTATCCATAAACAAGAGCAATACGAGTATCCACAAAAACTACTTCGATGTGAATCATGTGAATTGTTTAAAGAATGTACAAGGCCAGTTCCGCCAAGTGGTGGCGAGTTAAATGTTATGATAATTGGCCAGGACCCAGGATTTGACGAAGATCGTGAAGGTCAAGGATTTGTTGGAAGGTCTGGTAGAGAAATATGGAAACTCGTAGAATCAAAGGGTTACAGGCGTGAGCAATTCCACGTAACAAATATTTGCAAATGCTATCCATCAATTAGTAAAAAGGGTAATGCTGATCAAATAAAAACTTGTACAAATTTATATCTTAAAGATGAGTTATTGACAGTGAAGCCAAAAGTAGTGCTTGCTTATGGAAATGCAAACATACAATTTTTTATGAATAGGGGCAGTGGTATTATAGACCTAAGCGGCCGCACCACCTGGAATGAAGAATATACTACATGGATAGCTTGGTGTTTACACCCTGCCGCAGTACTGCATAACCCTGACAATAAATCGTATTATGAAGCTGGAATGAAAAACTTTTTCAAACTACTACACTTTTTAGGACTACGAGGTATTCGCTAAAAAGGTATATAATATAATTAAGGAGTAAAAACAAATGAAAATAAAGAAATATAAATATCAGGCAGATGGTGTTATCTTATTAGAAAATGATATCTTCAATAAAGGAGAAGGTATAATTATAAGAATGATGGATGGCAACCTTGGTATTCAAGTTGCAGAAGATGGTAGAATATGGATTTGTATTGACGGAATTAGTTTCATTAGATTTCAACCAACATCCAAATTAAAGAGATCAAAAAAATGACTCACAAATTTACATTCAAGAAGACGATTCGTGAAGGTCGTTACAGGGCTTTTCAAAGGCACCATACGACAATAAAATTACAGGGAAAAGAAGTGGGATATATAAATGAAAGTGACTTTAAAGTATATGTTGTAAGATTTGCTGTAAAACAAAAGCCCACAAAGAAAGACCCTGCTCCCTTTCACTGGATAAGATTTAAGAAAAAATTTAAATCAGAAGGTGAAGCTAGGGAACATATAAAAAAGTTTGAAGCTGAAATCCAAGAACGATATGACTTATACCAATTTGAGGATTAAATAAAATGACTAAAGTACTTAAGACTAAAGCACTGCCCAAAGAAGTTGATCCTACAGATCCACCAACAATGTTTTATCGCTATGAAGATGTATTACTAGATTGGCATTATAACACCAATCAGTCAAAAGTTAAAATATACCTAAATGACTATGAAATGCTTCGAGAAACAGCCTGTGGATATTGGATTAATACATCAGGATATGGCAAGTCATACGAAACATGGGTTAGTAAGACATCCAAAAAAAGATTTGCATATCCAACGAAACATGAAGCAATGATTAATTTTAAACACAGAAAACAAAGACAAATTAAATTACTTGAAGTTAATTTGTCCAGAGCTAAAGCCGCACTTGACTTATGTTTAAAAGAATTAGATTACAATAGGAAACAATTTTATGAAAAGAAATTAAATACTATTAAAAGCATGGTTATATTATGAAAAGAAAAATTAAAAGAAGGAAATGTCAAATATGCAAGAGAACACATCCTAGTGTAAAAAGAAGAAGACAAGGTTCTGCATATGTTAATGACAAATTTAATTTTGCAACTCTTTGCGAAGACTGTCAAAAAGAAACACATGAATACTGGGTTGGAATGTGGAATGAATATTATTCAACTATAATGGATTAACTATGAGTTATACAGAAGATGGTTTAAATAAGTTAGAAACTGTTAAAAAACAGACTATAGAAATATTAAATAATGACTGGGTAGTTACTTGCAAATGTGGCAGAAGAGCCCATATTAGATTCTTTTTTAAATGTCTGTATTGCCGACAATATTATTGCTATCAATGTGCTGAAGTTCATTTTGGTCAGACAGTTGGTGAATATAAAGCAATGAAAAAAGAAAGAATACAATTATTAATTGTATTGAAAGAATATTATGAAAAAGAAAATAAAACGCAGAGAGTCAAATGACTTAAAATTATTGAAGTTGATGCAAAAGCGGTATAATCAAAATAAGTCACCCAGACCAACGCCTGCTCAAGCCTATATCATAGGTAGACAATTACTAGGACTGCCAAAACGTAAAATTAAAAGAGGGAAATCAAATTGAATAAATACATTATTAAAAAACCGGAAGACAGACCCATGTATATGAGAAAATTTGACTGGTGTAGTAATAATTACAGAGATACTGGAATGCCATATCACCAGTGGATTGCAATGAAGGTAATGAAAACATTACTCAAAGAAAAACGGTATCCGATTCAATGGAAAGAACGTAACAATGGAAACACTGTAGTTATTACATTTTACTAAAAGGAAAAAATAAAAATGGACGATGGACATGGACATAGTGGTGCATACCGGATGAATGCAAGATCAGTACTTAACGAAAAAATCAAAAGAGTCAAAGAAGAATTATCAGCACTTGAAACATTATCACGAAGAATTCCCTGGTTTGATCTTTCCGATGATGAAGAAGAAGAACTTTGGCATTATTTTGTTAGAAGAGAAAGGTATTAGAATCATGGCTGAAAAAGAAATTATAATTTCTATTAAAAACAATGAAGATATAGTTGTTTCTATTCCAGAAAATATTGATCATCATATTTTTCTGGACATCCTAGCTTCAACACATTACTACAGGGCAGATATCACACTTAATGTTTATCAAGCAAAAATACTCGCACATTCAATTCTTACAAAAGTTTCGCTCATTGAAGAACACCTTAAAAAATGTGATTTTTGTGGAAGAGAAAAGAATTGCGTATGTCCTGTATGCGAAGATGACTCATAGGAGGTAGTCATGACACTAAAGTGGAGTAATAAACATCCAACGGTACCTGGATGGTATTGGATCATGGAAACCACTGACACTAAAAAAATAAAAAGAAAAGGATACCAAAAAATAATATTCACAAAAAAAATTGTTAAAATCAGAAAATATACTGGAAAACTTTGTATCCAAAATTGGCCTATACCTAAGTCAAGTGATTTAAGGAAAGTCATATGGGCTGGGCCTATACCAGAACCACTACATACGCAAGGCAAAAGAATAATCAAACGAAGGGAGAAGAAATAGTATGGATATTACTATAAAACTAAGTAAAGGAGAAATCATGATTATGAAAACCCATACCAAAAGAAAACTGACAATGCTTAATGACCATGAACTTAAAAAGAGATACCATTATCTGAAGTCAAAATTATCACCAAAGGCCGATGGTGATTCTAACCAAATGAAGTACATCAAATACCATTTGCGAAAAAGGAATGTTAAGGTTTAAAATGGGATACTACGAAGAATTAAAAATCGACCGTTACAATCTTGAATGGGAATTAGTTCGGCAACCTCAACTGTTTATGGAATGGGCTCTTAAAGCAGCCGTGGCTTCTGTAGAAAGAGAAGATGCTAAAAATAGAGTTGAATTAATAAGGGCAGAAGTAGATAAAAAAATTAGAAGTCACCCAGAGGAATATGGAATCTCAGAAAACAAAAGTACAGATAGGGCAATAAAACTCGCGGTAGAAAATCACCGCAGAGTTAAAAAATTTTATAAAAAATATCTCGGTAAATTAAAAAATGAGAAGATTTTAATTGAAGCAAAAACTGCTTTCAATCATAGAAAAAAAATGCTTGAAGCACTTGTTTCCTTAAATATACAATTGCATTTTTCAGAACCAAAAGTGCCAATCGAGAAAAAAGAAATTATGTATGAAAACAGTAGGCATTCAGTGTTGCAACAAATGAAAAAAAAGAAAATCAAAAGGAGAAAGAAATAATGTTTTTATCTTGGTCAATAGAGATATTTAGAAATGCTATTGTTTTTATTATGCAAGTATGCTTTTGGATTATTATCCTTTATGTTTGCTGCAGACTCGGTGCTAAAGCAATAGCAAGAAGTGTATTGGAAGAAATTAACAAACCAACAGAATAACAGGAGGTACAAAATGAGTAAAAAAGACAAGAGTAGACGTGACAAGAAAAAAGACAAGAGAAAATTCCAAAGTAGTAAATTAAAAGAACGCTTAAAGAAAGGGCAGGAAAGAAGTTCTGGACGTCAAAAAAATATCTTTTCTGAAGGTCAAGATATTGCTACATGGCGACCCAAAGACGGTTCCCATATCATAGATATTATCCCGTACTATGCCGGCAAGTATGACTCAATAGTAGGTGAAGGCGACCCGACATATAGTTATGAGTATTGGGTACATACCAATGTCGGCCCAAATGACTCATGGTATTTGTGCAACACGGAAATGTTCAATAAACCCTGTCCAATTTGTGAACATCGCCAAAAACTTCGTGAGGATGGCGCAGATGAAGAAGTCTGGAAAAAGTTATTCCCGAAACGTCGCAACCTTTATAACATTGTATGTTTTGATAGAGGTGAAGAAGACAAAGGAGTTCGGGTATGGGACGTTAGCTTTCACTACTTTGAAAAACATGTCATGGCATTGAGTAAAAAACCTGGACGTGGCGGGAAAGCAGACAAATCAATTGACTTCGCCGATCCTTATGAAGGCAAGTCAATTAACTTTACCATTGAACCAGCAAAGGGGAAAGATGACTTTCCAAAATTCCTCGGACATGCTTTTGACGACAGGGATTATGAAATTGATGATGACGTGTTGGATGATGCTGTTGTGCTTGACGAAATAACTCATCTTCCAACTTACGAAGAGGTATCCACTGCTTATTGGGGTGAAAATGGGCCAGACAAAAAGCGTGGAAAGAAAAAACGTGATGTTGATGAAGACGAGTCAGACAACAAATTAGAAGAACTCATAGATGAAGTTGACGACATGGACGACATGGATGATCTCGAAGACTTTATCGAGGAACACGATCTTGATGTAAAGATCAAAAAGAAAGACGATGAAGATGACGTTAAAAAAATAATCGGAAAGGCATTGGCAGAAAAATATCCTGAAAAAGATGATGATAATGATGAAGATGAAATAACCAAAAAGGATATTAAAAAAATGGACTTTGATGATCTTGAAGACCTCATCGACGACAAAGACCTCGATATAGATATCGATGAATTTGACGAAGATGATGACGATGATCTAAAGAAATTGAAAAAAGAAGTCATCGAAGAAATGGATCTATAATCGATTTCATGACTAGTGATTGTTCTTTCATTTGAAAGGTCTGAGTGTTGGTTAAACTCAACTTTATCATGCATCCGAAAATTCAAACAGTAAATTAAAACCGTATCACTAGGGTGCGGTTCACTAGTCATGAATATCTTCTAAGGAATAACTACAATGTTGTTTGCAAATCATTGCAAGATAGAAGTCAGATTTATTTGTGACACTCATAAACAACCAGATTGTTTTTATTTCAGCAAAGATAACAACATTCCTACAGTTACCTGTAAATATGGATTACCAGACAGAAAATGTAGTAATGATAACGCCATAGAACAAACAGTTAAACATTACTTCCTAAACAGGATATATAAAGATGCCGATAAAACGTAGAAAAACAGGAGAAGCAGTTAAAGACGTATCGTCTTCAATAAAACGTAGGAAGACAGTAACAAAAACTAGAGTTGAATTCCTAAACTCAGGGGCAACTCGGTTGAATCTTGCACTCAGTGGGAAAGGCAAATTCGGAGGATGGGCAAGAGCAAGAGTCAGTAATATTGTTGGTGATGGTAGCAGTGGAAAAACCTTATTGGCTCTCGAATTATGTTTTTGGTTTTATAAATTTATAAAGACTGTCCAATCTAAAATATTCCCCAAAGTCAAAAAGTTT